GATTTACCCAGGAAGATATGCTCCAGCAGGGGCTCATCACATAGCAGCTTACAAAGGTCTTGTATCTAAATTTGGCGTAAAGAATGTTTATATTGCCACATCAAATGTCACCGGGCCTAAATCCCCATTCTCTTTCGCAGAGAAGAAAAGGATAATTAATGCTGCCGGTGTGCCTTCCAGCAAGATAGTTAAGGTCAAAAATCCATATAAATCAGAAGAAATAACATCAAAGTTTCCGGATGATACTGCGGTAGTTTTTGCTGTCGGTGCCAAAGACGGCAGCCGCCTTGTTTCTGGCAAGTATTTTGATAAATATAAAGATGGCAAAAAGATGGATGGGTATAAAGAGCACGGCTACATTTATATCATTCCACATGTCGCACTCAAAATAAGAGGCAAACCGATGTCGGGCACATCTGTAAGAGCCGCTCTTGCCGACAAGAGTGTAAAAGCCCCCGAAAAGCGTAAGCTTTTTAAGCAGATTTTCGGTCATAATAAGAAAGATATATACAAACTCGTAGTTGATAAACTAACGAAACTAAGTGAAGAAAAGATGGAATTAAGGGGGTTGTTGCTGATGGGTGGCGCGTATGGGCATATGGCTCATCCTTTCGATGATAGTAACCTTACTTTTGGTGATTTCAAGAGTATGATTACTCGGCTTCTAAAGGGCGGTGTGAATGTGGAAGGTGTGACAGAAAAACTAGATGGCCAGAATCTTATGGTGTCTTGGAAGAATGGACAACTCATCGCGGCAAGAAACAAAGGGCAGATTAAAAACTTTGGTGAAAACTCCCTAACTACTGCAGGCGTAAAGAAAATGTTTGCAGGCCGAGGAGAATTAGAAAAAGCTTTCGCTGGCACAATGGAAGATTTAGAAAACGCCATTAAGGGTTTATCTGAGAAACAAAGAGGTGCTATATTTGATAATGGTCATAAGTGGATGAATCTAGAAATCATTTATGTACCCACTCAAAATGTAATTCCTTATGGAAAAGATATGATTATCTTTCATGGCAATTTAGAGTATGATAAAGAAGGTAATCCAATCGGCCAAGATAAAGAGAGCGGTGCAAAGCTTGCTGGAATGATAAAACAGATTAATCAAGAAATACAGAACACTTTTGAGATTCGTGGTCCAGTTGTTCTTTCATTACCTAGAAGCCAAGACTTTAAGGCTGACCAACAGTATTTCATTAAAAAGCTATTTAACCTACAGAAAAAGTATAAGTTGAAGAATACAGATAAAATTACCAGATATCACGAAAAGTGGTGGGAAAATAAAATAAATAGTGAAGCAAAAAAAGCAAAGATAAGCCTTGACACACAGACTAAAAATGACTATATTAACAGATGGGTTTTTGGAGATAAGTCCAAAGCCCTCACTAAGAAGAACTTTCCAGACGAGAAAGTTTTGAATTGGGCTAAGACAATGGATAAGGTGAATTTTTTGAAGTTTGCTCAGCAAAATGTTGAACCGTTTGAAAACTTATTTTTAGAATTAGGTGCAAAGGTTCTCACAAATGTCGAAAACCTTATCTCTGCTTCGCCGGAAGCAGCGGTAAAAAACATAAAGAAAGATTTGAAATCCACAATCAGTAATTTATATAAGGGAGGTGATCTCAGTAAAGTATCTCAATTGCGGAGACATTTGGAAAGATTAAATAAGGCTGGTGGATTTAAAAGAATTGTACCATCAGAAGGTTTAGTCTTTAATTATAAAGGTAAAACGTATAAATTAACGGGAACCTTTGCACCTATTAATCAAATTCTGGGTAGTTTAAAGTATGCATAAGGAAGAGGTATGATATAATGGCACGAACCAATCGCCGCCGAGAACCAAACGAAATTGTAAATACAAAACGTAGTATTAAGAAAAGTTCCCGCCGCGGCGATAGAAAAAGTTTAAAGCGAAAGTTGCAGGAGATAGATTATCAAGATCCAAATAGTTGGGATAATATTGATAATGAAGATTTTTATGTAAAAGGATATAGTTAATCTTAGAGAGATGAATGAAAAAATAGAGGTACTTGATAAGGGATTTGTAGAAGTACTTGGTTTTGTTGGGACGGATTTGACTGTAGCCAATGCAGCGAGAGTGTCATTTGGTAAAAGAAAAAGTATTTATGAGAAGAGCGATCAACGATTAGTTCGCTTCTTGGCGAAGAATAAACATTTTTCGCCGTTTAGACATCTTGTAGTTCAGTTCCACATAAAGGCTCCGGAATTTGTAATGCGCCAAGCATATAAGCATGTTGTTGGCATAGAAGCTACTTCCTCTTATCCGACAAAGGATCATGCGTGGAATGAAATTAGCGGCCGTTATGTCCCAGTTGAAGAATATTATATTCCAGATATCTGGCGGCAACAATCAGAAGATAACAAACAGGCGTCATCGGGTGCGATCTCTGGCCAAGAAAAAGCCGCCGACAAATACAAAACGGCGCTCACATTAATAAAACATTATTATGATGAATTATTAGAACTAGGTGTTGCTAAAGAACAGGCACGAGTTCTATTGCCACTTTCAGCTTATACTGAAGTTTATTGGACAGCTTCGTTTCAAGCTATTGTGAATTTTATTGAGCTGAGAGATGAACCCACAGCTCAATGGGAAATTAGAGAATACGCAAGAGCGCTAAAAAAGCTAATATTTGGCATTTATCCTGAAACTGCTGAAATTTGGTCAGATCTTTATTGGGAGTAGAAAATGAAATTTTTCATAGGTGTATTTTTTCTCTTGACAAGTGTGGTTTCTATGCTTATATTAGTAGGTAAGAAGTCACAAAAACCTTTTAAATCATGTGGAGAAAGTTGTGAATGTTTGGATGAAGAAATGTTAGGATATTAAGGTTTATCGAGTTTAAATCACGGTGGCTATTGCTTATAATAACCACCAAACAGTTTTATTAACTTCACTAGGAGAGTAGAAGATGGCTATAAATTTGGATAAGATCAATGCAGCGATTGATCGGTTGGACCCCACTAAGAGTAATGGTGGAAGTAACAAGAGTATTATTAAGTTGGATGAGGGAGAACACCAGATTCGCATTGCTCCTTACAAGCATGACTTGGAAATGCCTTTCCAAGAGTTGTGGTTTCATTTTGGAGTTGCAGGTCGCACTTTTCTTTGTCCCACAAAGATGAAGGGTGATCCGCCAGATCCAATTTGTGAGTTTGCATCAAAGTGTTGGGATCAGTTCACGAAGACAAATGATGATAGCTTCAAGGAAATGTTTAAGCAGATGGCTGCGAAGCTTCGTGTTTATGTTCCGGTTGTAAAGCGTGGTGAGGAAGATCAAGGTATTCGTTGGTGGAGTATTTCGCCTCGTACTACTTATAAGGATATTCTTAATCATGTTCGTAGTGCGCTTCGACAGAATGTCGATATTACAGATGCCAACGAAGGGTTGGATCTGGTTGTAACTATGGCGCATGGATTTAATAATTGGCTTGTTCCAGAGAATATCACCACTGTTTTGAAGCCGTCGCCATTGGCACCGAAGAAGGATATTCAGGGCGTCATTGATAGTGTAGTCCCAGCGAATGAGTTGTTTCAGTTTGCTCCAATTGAGGAAATGAAGTTGGCATTGGATAAGCACATTAATCCTAATGCTGATGATTCTGATTCTTCGGGAGGAACTGGAAAAGATTTTTCTTCTAACACCAAGGTTGAAGCCGAGGAAGATAATGTTAGTGAGAAGATTGGCGAAGCCTTCGATAAGCTATTAAAGTAATGGCCCGTAAAAAGGTACTTAGTAATACGAATGCTGGCGTTACTAAAGACGACAGCATTCTAAATGATATTCTTGTAGATTCTCTTAATAAAAAACTGGGAGATGTTGCCTTTATTCTTGGTAAAGGTGATAGTCCTCCAGAAACAAAAGAGTGGTTATCTACTGGATCAACTATTCTAGATACAATTATTTCTAATGACATGGATGCTAATGGTGGCATTCCGGTAGGCAAGTTAGTAGAAATCAGTGGGGAGGCAGCTTCCGGAAAGTCGCTGCTTTCCTATATGATTTTAAAAGATTGTCAAGATAAAGGTGGTATTCCCGTATTGATTGATACAGAGAATGCTGCTAATGAAGATTTCTTGCGCCTTATAGGATTGGAGTTTTATCCTGAAGGATCACTTGTTTATATTCAAGTAGATTCTATAGAAGGGGTTTTCAAAGCAATTGAAGATATTATTCGTAGAATCCGCGAGAATGATAAAGATAAGTTATGTTGTATTGTATGGGATTCAGTGGCAGGAACTTCTACTGATGCAGAGATACAAGGTGATTATGGCGATGCTACAGTTGGATTAGCGGCTAGATTAATTGGCCAAGGGCTACGAAAGATTATTCGTTTCATAGGCACACAAAGAGTGTCGTTAGTTTTCTTAAATCAAATCAGACAGAAGATTGGTGTTTTCTTTGGCGATGATACGGTAACTCCTGGCGGCAAAGCAATTCCATTTTTTGCAGCTGTAAGAGTAAGATTGTATAGTGGCGGAAAAGTAAAGGCTGGAAAAGATGTGCTAGGTGTTGGGATTAGACCTAAGATTGTTAAAAATAGAATGGGCCCGCCACATCGCGAAGCTGATTTGAAAATGTATTTTAATCGTGGATTAATTGATGAAGAAGGATGGCTGGAGGTGCTGCTGAAATTTGGCGAAGCAAAAAAGATTTCAGCGCAAAAGTCTCAAATTGTCAATAAAGATAATGGCGAGACTTATGAAGTACTTAATAGAAATTTTGTTGAGTGGATCAGAAAGCCTGAAAATAAAGAAGCTCATGCTTATTGTAAGAATAAAGTAAAAGAATCTCTTATTATAGAGCAAGATCCTCTTAAGCGACAAGAAGAAATAACAACAGAGGAATTGGATAGCGACGAGGTTTTATGATGAAATTTTGGGAGAAGCTAAAAGAAAGTGACCTTGGAGAAAAGGCTGCTAAAAAACATCCTTGGTGGCTTTATATAATATTTTTCTTTGGGTTGATAATTGGTGCTACGGCTGTAGCTTTGGTTGTAGGAGCAGTATATTTGACGGTAGGTTTTTTCTTTTCATTGTTATGGAATTTTGCTGTGGCACCTATTTTTGGTATATCAGAGCTTACAACATATACAGCAGCAGCTCTTCTCTTTTTATTCACTACTGTGCTGCGCATTTTCAAATGGGGTTTAGAATAGCTCCCATAGTTTAATGGTTAGAACTCCGGGCTTTCATCTCGGCAGCGGCGGTTCAACTCCGCCTGGGAGTAGATTTTT